ACACGTCCAGTAGTTCGCACCACAACAGGCGCAACAGTGACCCTTACGATCGAGCTGACCAACCTGGGCAGCTGGGGACCAGACTGCATGATCGATCAGGTTTATCGGCAGGCCCGTGAAGCGGCAATCGGTCGAATCAACCGAGCTTTCAAAGACGACCAGCGAGGCGTCCGGATACTTGGCCCGGTGGTCGTGAAGGCGATAACAACGGATGTCGAGCTGCGCGGGTAAGCCCGTCGCTGCAGGAGAACATCTGTACTCCACCTCTCTGTAAGTCCCTCCCCCTTCAAAGTCAGCCGCTATAGCGGCAAAGGAACAGTCATGTCCAAAGAACAGCTCGCAGCAGAACTGAACGGCATCCAGTACCCGGCGCATCGCTCGATCACTAAAGATCAGATCGCTTCGGCTAAGGATGCCGGGCTGGTGATTGTCTTCGGCGCCAGCGACGACCTGATGGAGTTCGAAGGCGCCATCCGTGATGAGTTCGGCTGCTACGGCGGCGGGACTGCCTGGCTTGATTCGAAAGGCCTGCTTGATCGGGACCAGATTGATGATGGCGATGACGAAGCGATCGCTGACTTTGTTGAGCGACGTAAGACTGCCTCATCTATCAAAGCCATCTGGGATAAGGACGGCTTCAGCTGGATCTACGAAACGGATATTCCGCACTCGACTTTCGACGTATGGGAAGGCGAGGACGGCTACTGCCGCGGCATTGTTTTCGCGCTGGCTGATCTGAAATCAGAGGTGACGCCATGAGCCGAAGCGGATACAGCGATGATTGCGGCGGATGGGATCTGATCTGCTGGAGAGGTGCCGTCAAGTCGGCTCTCAAGGGTAAGCGCGGGCAAGCCTTCTTGATCGAGCTGCGCGATGCGCTGGACGCCATGCCGGGCAAGCGACTGATCGCCGACTCCCTGCAGGCTGAAGGTGAGTTCTGCACCATCGGCGTGGTCGGGGCGAAGCGTGGCGTGGATATGACGTCGCTCGATCCGGATGACCGGGAGGCCGTAGGCGAGGCTTTTGGTATCAGTCCCGCCATGGCTTCGGAAATCGTTTTCATGAACGACGAAGGAAGCTGGCAGGCAGAGACGCCGGAGCAGCGCTGGGTGCGCATGCGCAAATGGGTCGAGTCGAACATCAAGCAGGTGACGCCATGCTCCTGAAAGTAATGACCGTCAGCGCCTGCTTCTGGGGCGCTCTCTACTTCTCTGTCGCAGCGGTGACCACATGATCGCCCTCGCCTGGTTCGCCTACGTGTACTGCTACAAGGGGCCGCGGCGATGAACATCTACCGACACACCTTCGCGGCTGTCTGCCCGTCCGACGGCGAACTGATCATCTACCGGCTGGAAATTCGCTCGCAACGGATGATTCGGGTCGAGCACATCAAGTCGGCAACGATCATCAAGCAGGGTTGGCACGAACAGATTGCCGATCAATTGGCCGAAGAGTTCGGCGGTGACCAAACGATCACCGCTACTCACCAGGGTGTCGAGATCGAAACAGTGAGGCTCAGTGGATGATCGCTTATCACGGCACGCCAATCGGCGGCACCAGGCAGGATGGTGCCCGGTTCCTCGCCGGGCGGCATGCGCTGGTACCGTTTCCGCGCCAGGACGACATGGGCATTGTCGCTGATGTCTGCCAGTCGTTCGTTTTCGACAATGGCGCGTTTTCGGTCTGGAAGAAAGGAGGAATCCTGGACGTCGACGGATACACCCGCTGGGTTCAGCAGTGGCACCGTCACCCAGGTTTCGACTGGGCTCTGATCCCCGACGTCATCGATGGGGACGAAGCGGCGAACGACGCGCTTCTGGCGGCATGGCCAGCGGAGTTGCGCGGCGTGCCGGTTTGGCATCTGCATGAATCGCTTGAGCGCCTCGCCCGCCTGGCTGCTGACTGGCCAACGGTGGCGATCGGCAGTTCCGGTCAGTGGTCAAGTCCGGGAACGCCAGCATGGTGGAAGCGGATCAGTTCAGCTATGGACGCCATCTGCGACGACCAAGGCCGCCCAGCTTGCAGACTTCACGGCCTGCGAATGCTCGACCCAGCGATCTTCCAATACCTGCCCTTCACCTCGGCTGACTCTACGAACGCAGCGGTGAACGGCGGCAGCATCAGCCGCTTCGGCATGTACGCCCCGCCAACTGCCGGCCAGCGAGCGAACGTCATCGCGGACAGAATCGAATCGCACAACAGTTCGCCGATCTGGCAACGAGAAACTCAGGCCGAAATGGCCTTGTAACCCCTCTTCCACCTACCAGCCTGCCGGTGTACGGCGGGTGAGGAGTACTGCATGTTCGAATTCCTGAAAAAACGCTTTCGCCGCAAGCCCGCCGCACCAGCTCCGGCCAGCCGCTCGACCGGCAGCTTCTCCGGCTCGTCATCTCAGCCGGCAAGAAGCGACCAATCCTCGGATCTGCTCAACCCACTGAATCCTATTAGTCCGCTGAGCCCATTTAGCCCCTTGAACCAGGTCGACACCTACGAGCCTTCGCGATCGAGCAGTCATTGCGATACCAGCAGCTACTCAAGCTACGACAGCGGGAGCAGTTACTCATCGAGCGATAGCTGCAGCTCATCCAGTTCGAGCGACAGCGGCTCCAGCTACAGCAGCGATTAATCACTCACCCCACCTTCTGCCGCCACGCGCGGCATGGAGCACCATCATGGCAGCAGCAGAACAGATACCGGTTGAGTACCTGCCCGACAAGGTCGCGGAGAAGAACTTCGCGGAGATGGTCGGCACGACCCGGCGCGCGCTCCAGGGTAAGCGCCAGCGCAACATCATCCCGAAAGGGGTGTGGAACGAAATCGACGGGCAGATTTATTACAGCATCAGGAGATATGAGGCATGGCTAGAAAGCCTTTGGGATTGCCCGCCGGAGTTGAATTCGCAGGTCAATCAGTCCGCATTCGCTTCACTTGGAAGTTCCGGCGCTGCGAGACCCTCGCCTATTCCCAAACGCCAAAAGGCATTAAAGCGGCCGCAGATCTACGCGCTACAGTAATCAGCCTGATCAAGCACGGCGTGATGGACGACCAGCGTTACGCCGAGCTGTTCCCGAACTCGACCTATTCCACCTACTCTGCGACGCCTCTGTTCGGCGAGTACGCGCAGACCTGGCTGGACAGCCGGGAAGTTGTCGGGGGTACCCGGAAAAACTACCGGATATCCCTCAACATTTACTGGATGCCTCACCTGGCATTGCTTCCGATCGATCAAATCAGTTCGGCGATGATCCGGAAAATCGTCGGCGAGACGAAGTGGAAGTCGTCGACGGTAAAGCGGTCGGCGATCCAGCGCCTGCACACCATGTTTGAAGGCGCGGTGAATGACGAGTTGATCACGCGGAACCCGGTCGGCTCGATCGAACTGCCAGCGAAGGCAAAGAAACCGGTGGACCCGTTTACGGTAGTGGAGGCGGACTTGATCATAGGGCACCTATATAAGGTGCTGACCGGTTCGATGCGGGTGTACGCGGCCTACTTTGAGTTCGCGTTTTACACCGGCATGCGGCCAGGGGAGATAGCGGCGTTGCGCTGGGATGAGGTGGATACAGAGGGGCGAGTCGCCAACGTGTGTAGAATCGTGGCGGACTACAAGATCGAGGAGCGCACGAAAACACGCGAGACACGGCGAGTCATGCTGAACAGCAGGGCATTGAATGCCATTGAGGCGGCCAAGGGGGTGGCCGAGTTGAGGGCGAAGCAGAGCCGGCGCCAGCACAAACAATCGCCGTATGTGTTCCCGCCGACGAAGAACTTTGAGTTCATCCAGCAGGCCAGCGTGACCGACAAACACTTCAAGGCGGCGCTGGTCACCCTGAACATCAGGGCCAGACGGCAATACAACTGCCGGCACACTTACGCTACCATGTGCCTAATGGCAGGCATGAACCTCGGGTTCATTGCGAATCAGCTCGGCCACAGCGTGCAAATGCTGCTGACGACATACGCCCGGTGGATCAATTCCAGTGAAGACTGGAGCGAAGTCGGGAAGCTGGAGCAAAGCCTGATTGGTACAAAATTGGTACAGACAGAAACCGTACCCCTCTAGAACCCATACGGAATACAGCTCTGTGACACTGGAACAGAATTACACCGCGATTCTCGGCCAATT